GACTCTGTTATTCCTACTAACGATGATAAAGCTATGATTTATAAGCTTTCATGTGTGACATACGAAGTATGGAAGTCGGCTACTGTTCGTAATTTACCACTCGTCAGAAAAAAGATAGAATGTGAAAAGATGGTGAAAGCTTATCTTGAAGCAATCGATTCTCAGAAACCGTTGTTCGCAGAAAAAACCCGTGGGCTACATGCCTTTAATTTTACTGAAAAAACGCCAATCGAGTGTATCGATCAGATTCGATTAGAATACGCCATGTCTCAAGAATTTAAAGGTCATGCATTTTACTTCTTTGAGAACAAGTATGGATTTGTTTTTAAGAGTATGGAAATGCTGATCAAAGAAGGTAAAGAGAATATCGGTGATAAGTGTTTTATGCAATCTGGATTGACAAATTTAAATGTATCTGGTTCGAAATGGAGAAACATTTTAGCCACAAAACTTATTCAAAATGGTAATCAAGGACTTGCAAGAAGAATTGGCGCAGGAAGCAATTTAGTTAAGCTCAAGAATAGTGTGACTGGCGAAATCGTTAATTTCCAAACTAATCCAAAAAACCTAGAATTTCAAACATTGAATGAAAAATCTGTTTCTTCAAGTCTAAGAACTCAAAATGAAATAAGCAAAGATGAAGGCGATATTCAAATTATTCCTTTTGATCCAAGAATTGAAAACGCAGAACGAGCCGAAAAGAAAAACCAACTACCATATTATATGGCTCACTTCTTAACTACAATTATTCACATGACGATTTACGGTGATAGCGCTATTTCTACCGGTGATGTCATTAAGTGTCAATTTCCTGAACCGAGCGGTATTACAAGAGGACAAACATCTCCGGTAAATGAAGACAGTACGATGACGACTGGTAATTACATCGTCACAAAGTGTCGTCATATTCTGACTTTCAACGAAAAAGCAGAGTATATGCAAGCTTTCGAGCTTGTGAAAGATGGCATCGGTGGATTGCCGCAAACACACGCAAATTAGAGGATGATAGATGCAAACCCCAAGATTCTTTGAAGGTATCGTAGCAGAAGATCCAGCTTCAGCCCTTGGTTTAGAGGCGGATGAGCCACAAACAGGCAGAGTATTAGTAAGAGAAATTTTAGGTCACTCTGACAGAGTGAATTCTGAAGATCTTTTACCGGCTTATATTATGATGCCAACTACGAGTGCTGGTGTTTCAGGTATCGGACTTAGTCCGACGGGTCTCTTAAAGGGATCTCGAGTAATGTGTATGTCTCTTCCAGAACAAGCTGCAGCATATATTCTTGGAGTATTAAACTATGCTCCAGAAGATAATCACAGTGTGTCTTCATATGCTCGAGGTCAAGGCGAACCAGAAGAAAAGACTCGTAATCGTATTAAAAAGAGTGACGGCTTTGATATTGAACCAGCGTCGAAATACAAAGCAAGATATCCTTATAACAGTACCATGACTACTCGTAGCGGCCATATCTTAGAGTTCGATGATACTCCAGGTTCAGAACGCGTACAGGTTTATCATAAGTCTGGATCTTATCTCGAGATTTTACCAGATGGCACAATTGTAACAAAGTCAATAAAAGATTATATTCAATTAGCAACCGGTAATATGACAATCTTTAATGCCGGAGACGAGAAGGGCGATAAGAATATCGAGATCACTTGCAATCAAGGCAAGATTATTATTACTGCTCAGTCAGATGTTGACATCTTTGCAAATGAAGGCAACGTAGGAATCTATGCAAATAATGGCAGTGTACAAGTTGTATCTAAATCTGGCGTAGTAGATATTCAAGCTGCACTTATTGGAATTAATGCATGAGAGCGATAGTCTATGTTCCAGAAATACCAGGTTTACAGTGCGATGCTAGCGGAAAGATATCTTTTCGTCAGTTAGAAGATTACTTCGTAGGCATTGCAAAGATTATTAGTCAGCTTAAACTGCAAGCAAAGTTTATTCAAGACGAGTGCGGCAAAGAACTCATTCAAGCTATTCGCGATATCGAAAAGCTAGTCGATGATATTACCGGTATTCTCATGACAGACGTCTTTAAGAAGATCAAGTCAAAAGAACAAGAGATGAAGTACAAAGTTCGCGAGTTTATGAAAGAGATTGATGTATTCTTTCAAAAGAAGATCGTCGAAGCTCTGTTGAAGATTATTAGCATTCTTGGCATTCCGAACCCACTTACTATTCCGATTCCATTCATTACTGCCGTGACTTTAATAGATGCGGCTGGAAATCCAGTTCGTTATCAGCCAGTAGTCAAAGACTTGTTTACCAAGGAAGGCAAAGTCAAGATTAAAGCTGCGATTGCAGAAGACATCGAGTCAATCAAGAAGTTTTTCGGTGAAGACGGTAAATATGACGGAACTCTCGGCATCAAAAGCCCTGAACATGAGGCAGAAGAATTCTGGCAAAAAGCTTTGCGTTGGATGAAAGAACTCTTGAGTGATTTTATTGGTGCATGCATCAATGCATTGATCAGCTTACTGACTAAAATTCCTATTATCGGTCCTATCATTAAAAAACTTGGTACATTTATTGATCCTACGAAGTCGATTAAAGAACAGTTAAAACTGAAATATGAAGAGTTTAAGCAGAAAATTAAGAAAGCCAAAGAAGACGTATTATCTGGAAAGGCATTCGAAGATCTTGGTGAAAAGATATTAGGCGAACTGATAGATTTTGTCTTGAATCTACCGATCCCACTCTTTGGTACACTCGGCAATCTAATTGGGTTTAACGTAGAGTTGCGTAAGAAGAAAGAAACGATTCATTCAAAAGAAGAACTATGGCATCGAATTGAAGATGCGTTTGATGATGCCATGGAAAAGATTAAAAGATTCTTTCAAACAGATCTAATTGCTAAGATACACGATATCATACTCAAAGCACCGGGCTGGATTTTGAATCAGTTTCCAATCGTCAAGAAAATTATAACGACTATCAAGTTGATCATTGATATTTGTCGCGGAAAGGTGTCGATTTGTGTAGTATTAAATATCATTTTAAAACCGATATTTGGTATTCCAGATGCAATCCTCAAGTTAATTCCGAATTGTATTGAAGTGCGTCGAACGAAGTACGGCTTAGAACCGAATCCTGAAATATCTCCACCGTGGGCAAAACCGGCATGACAAACGAATATATGATTTCTGAGAATGGATATTTTTTTACGGATATCAGTGCTCCGACACCTGAAGTGACTTCTTATGGAGATTTAAATCCTCCAGCTCCTCCGCCGTTTATTGTTCCAGAACCAGGCGTTACTACTCTTAGCGCTGGAAACGTTGTTCAGTATGAAGATGACGAGATGCTAATGAATAATTTTGTATATGACGGAAATAATAAACTAGTATCGTATCGTGAAACAAACAAAGTCAGCGGCATTATCACACAATATACGTTTACTCGATCGGCTGGTCCTGCTCTCGATGCCGTCGGTAGTAACGAAGATTATCAAACCTTTGCCTTTACAGGACAAGTTGAGCTTCTCGCTGACGATGTTCCGAATTCTTCCATTGAAAACTATCAAGTAGTACAAACAATCATATAATCATTATAAATAAGATAAAGTAGGGTAGTATGGTAGACAGAATAGACGCACTCACGACAAGGAAAACAACACAGCGTGATCCTGTGTTTACTGACTTCTATAACAATTTCAATATTCATCCTCAGAATAAGAGACTCGCCCTTCATACTGACGAACAGGCTGTCAGAAGATCGATGCGTAATATCTTGTCGACCAATACCAAAGAGCGTTTGTTCAATCCAGAATTTGGTGGCGGTCTTCGAAGATTCTTATTCGAAGACATCTCTGTTATGACGGCGGATTTGATTAAAGATGCTGTAACAGATTCTATTACCAAATATGAACCACGTGCCAGAATTGTCGACGTCTTAGTGATATCAAACGAGTTTGCGCATTCTTATGAAGTATCAGTCTATTATGAGATAATAAATAATGCTAATCCGCAGACACTTCAACTCACCCTTTATAGAGTAAGATAATGGCAGCAAATTCCAGTATAGTCCTTACACAGTTAGATTTCGATTCCTATAAAGATTCGTTAAAGACATTTCTGAAATCACAAGATCGATTTAAAGATTACGACTTCGATGGAAGTAATCTTTCGGTTCTTCTTGATGTGCTTTCGTATAATACATATCAAAACGCGTTCTATTTGAACATGATCAGTAATGAGATGTTCCTTGATTCTGCGAAGTTACGTGATAGTGTGATCTCGCATGCCAAAGAATTAAACTATCTTCCGAGATCGTTTCGATCCTCGTCGGCCGTAATTCAACTCGTAATTACTTCAACAGACACGGCAAAAAGATCGATCGTCGTTCCAAAAGGCACATCGTTTACTTCACGCGTCGACGATTTTACTTACAATTTTAGTACTACCGAAAACTATGTGATTACAAATAGAACACCGTCAGGATCAAGTCTTGTATATGAGAGCGAGCCCATTCGAGTATACGAAGGCAGCTATCTCAGTGATACCTATACAGTAAACTATGATAGACCGCTTGTCTATAAAATTAGTAATAAGCGCGTCGACCTTGAAAGCGTACTAGTTACAGTCTTTGAAGACAACGGTACGACTGCTCAGACTTATAAAAGAGCGACGTCGCTTTTCGGTCATGATGGAAACTCAAAAGTTTTCTTCTTACAACCAGGAATTGGTGATGTATATGAAATTGTCTTCGGAGACGGAGTCGTTGGAAGAAAGCCAAAGAACAACTCCGCATGCATCATCGAGTATCGAACATGTAGTGGTGAACTTCCGAACGGCGCATTTAAGTTTATCAATACTGCGCGGATCGATAACGAACCAAACGTTGTCATTGAAACTATTACTGCAGCTGCCGACGGTGCAGTTGCAGAAGATCTGAGCTCGATTAAATATAATGCTCCTCGGGCTTTCACCACACAAGAACGTGCTGTGACTTCTGAAGACTATGAGAACCTATTAAAAGCAAACTTCCCTGAAATCAATGCGGTGGTTGCATATGGTGGAGAAGATGCAACTCCTCCGCAATACGGCAGAATCTTCTTATCAATCGATCTCGATGAAGTTGATGGTCTTCCAAAGATTAAAGAAGCGGAATATAAGAAGTTCTTAAGATCAAGATCTTCTGTGGCAATCGAGCCACTCTTCGTTTCTCCTGATTACACTTATCTGTATGTCAAAACGAATATCAAATACAATATTAACTTGACAGGTTTAAATCCAGAAGACATTCGTATTTTGGTGATTGACTCGATTCTGAATCACGCCTCTACCAATCTGAATAACTTCGGCCGTACTCTTCGTTACTCGAGATTTATTCGAGACGTTGATGCTGCAGAAAATAGTATTATTAGTAACGAAACTCAAATCGAACTCGTCAAGTATCTGACACCAGTATTAAGTACGACTGTTACTGGAAGTGCCACGACCACTTCTGGTTCTCTCGTATCATTGGCAACTTCAGGTGTAATTTCATCCGGACAAAATGTAACGATTGATTTTAAAAATCCATTAAGAAACGATGTTCCAGGTAAAGGAGCAGAGCACTTAATCGGAGATATTCATATCGTAAGTTCTTCGACATTCACCTATAATGGTTTGGCAAACTGTCGTCTCGAAGATGATGGTGATGGCATCATGCGTATCGTCAACACTTCTGGAATACAACATAGAACCATTCTCGCCATTGGAACTGTTGACTATGATACCGGTATTATTCGAATCAATAATTTTAATATCACGAATTACACTGGCACTTCTCTTAAAATCTATGCCAAACCACGTACGCTTGATATCACTTCAACTCAGAACGTGATACTCAATATTCTTGAAAATGACGTCGACGTCTCA